ACCTCGACCATACCTTGTATTTGTCAAATAATCTCTAATACATAGAATTGGATTATCAGACCATGCTGTTGTGCTATTTCTTGGGTCATAAACTTTTGTGCCTTTGATGTCAGCTGTTATCGTTGGCAAACCACCTGAGTAAGCATCTTGGTCAAACTTTAATTTACAGTAAACATACGCTGTGCCTCGCAGTCTATGATTGGATGTCCAGTTTGGTACATCAGCAACTAAGTTTGAATCAGCAGTCTGATTATCTGCACCTGTGTGTGTGTAGACATTTAAGACACCTGAAAATCTTGAGTCAGTTGATATTATGTCATTTAGATAAACATTCTCAAATGAGTTAATTTCGCCCTCTGTCATAGCAATAACAACATGAAGATACTCATTATCAGTACCGCTTGTTTCCATAAACACACGAGTTCCACCAACTTTACGCAATCCGTAAACAACTGGGAGTGGAGCATTATTTGAGGCTTTATTTAGTAACGCACTAGCTTGTTGTTGTGCAATTTGGTCTAATTCTTGGTCTTGTTGTTCTTGACCTGATAAAGCACCTGCAATGACTGTGCCTACAACTGCTCCGACAATTTGTCCAGTTACACCACCAATTGCACCTGCAATATAAGTAGAGGCTACCGATGCACCTATTGATATAACACTTACTGCCATCTGACTACTCCTGTAACATTAGGTACTTCTCTTATATTGACTAATTGCACTCCATAATCTTCTGTCACTATAGCAACCTGAGAACCCATACAAACAGCAACGCTTCTCCATTTTTTCGCATGTGCTAAATCTTGTGCCATGATAATGATGTCACCTATTTGTATAAATTGTATGTTGACTCTTTTAAAACCCCATTTTAGTAAATGTTCATATATGTCACCATGTTTTTTTGCGTATTTCCACGCAGTTTTTTGGTCGTGCCATTTACCAACAAAGTCTTTTTTGTATTCTGTGTCAAGCATGATGTCAATTGCACCAAGCGTAAATAAAGGGCAATCATTTACACCAAACTCAAAAGGCAACCCTATTTGAGATTCAACATAATTTTTTAGTTTAATTTCAACATTTGGGTTCAACCTGCCTTCCCCCAAACAATATCTTTTACAATTTCAGAAGCATACTCAAAGCCTTTATCTCCTGCAAAAAATATCTGTTGTTCTTCGTGGTTTGTATGTCTACCTGTTTTGCGTGAAAAGTCGACCCAAGTGTTTGTAGCTGTTACTGATATTAAAGATTTTCCGCCTACAGGGTCATCTGTGATTACTGGTGCATCCATTCTGCCCTCAAAAATAAGCACAGGGTCAGCTATAAGAGTCTGAGAAGCATTTAAAAACGCTGTATATATTTTAACTGTTCGGTCAATGTACTCTTTATTAAGAAATCTTGAAATCATTGACTGGTCAACACCTGAAAGACTAAGTGTGACTTTACTTACAATTACTTGCACTTCTTCTTGGATATTAGAGAAACCCATGAAGTGACCAACTGCCACATAACTGTTGTTGCTGTAAGTTATGTCTTTGTAACCATCATTCATTCTGACGGTTTCATCATCAAAAATAACTTCTGCTAGATGAACAGGTCTATTAGCTGACTTTACAACCTCTTGTTGAAACGCTGTGGTTGAGCCTCTGTCCATTAAACAACCTCAATTAATTTAACACTGAAATTGACGAAACCATTAACACCCACAGTCATATTTTGTGTGTCAGATGTAAATGCCATAGTAAACGGAACTGCATTGTAGGTAATAGCTTCATTATCTGCAACAGCCTCATTAAGTGGTGGCTCGATAATTAAAGATGTTGAACCGTCTGCAACAACTGAGTAAACCTTATCATGACCTGCAAATTTAATGAAGTCACCTGCTTTAAGAGTTCCTGTAAGTCCGTCTGCTGTAATTGTAGAAGTGCCTGCAACATAACCACCACTATTATTAACTAACAATGTACCTGTTGCTGTACCGCTTGAATTTGAATAAACAGGTGGTGTGTATGAAAAGCTACCGAACTGACCTTTTTGTTTTTGAGCAAATGCCCATAATGGTGCAAAGTCTGTTCTGTTAAGCGGTGGATAAGACGCTTCAATCTGCCAACGCTGACCACCTCTTGTTCTCACCTGTCGTTTAAGAGAGTGAGTAACACTTGTGTAGGTTGGGTTTACACTTGTTATAGATATACTATTTGCTATGGGGGATGTGGGAAAACTCATAAGGCTACCTGTTGACCGTTGCGTTCAAATGCCTGCCTGACAAGACCAACAATAGTAGGTGCATTTTCAGCAATAACTGTCTGTGCTGTTCTTGGGTCTAAAGCATTAACCTGTGGTGCATATGTCACATTAATATTTTGACCACCACCTAATTGATTATTTGGAACAATAGTTCCTGATTTTTGAGGAACAAATAATTCTGCACCTCTTTCACCTACCATGTAAGGCTGTCCTGCATTTACATTACCACCATTTGCTCTTGGTGGAAAGATACTGCTAGGACTACCTGAAGTACCAGTTGCAAAACCACCAACTGCACCAGTAATAATTGATGAAAGTGATGATGCCAATGGTTTAGCTATATTATTTCTGACCATTTGCATTGCTACATATTGAAATACATTTTTAACAACATCTTTAAAAGACATTAAGCCTTGTGTCATTCTCATTATTGAATCTTCAATATTGTCTGCTAATCCGTCAGAAAATTCTTTTACTTTTTCATTTGCTTCAGCAGTTTTTCTAGCCATCTCATCAAATTTTTCACCCATAATCTCTGTAGCAGGTTTTAATCTATAAAAACTATTAGTAACTTTATCTGTCATTTCACTGACCATAAGTAAATGTTCAGGCAATCCTTTTCTTTCTGTCATGTCTAAGGTTTCACCCATATCCAACCTTCCAGATAAAAACTCGTTTATATCTGTTATTGGCTTCATTGCATCTAAATACAATTGACTAAAATCTGTCAAATCATCTAATGCTTGTTTTGTAAAAGGTTTAAAATCTAAGCCTTCTAAACTTATGCTTCTTTTTAACTTTTGTATAGATGCTTCTAGTTCATTGACTAATGCTTCAGCTTTTTCTACATCTTTTTTTGCAGATTTTTCACTTGTTGTAAAGAAAGCAAGACCTTTTTCAAGTATTGTGCCTGTTTGTAATTCTTGGATTCTTTTAAGTATTGACCTATATATTTCAGCTTCAAATCTAGCTTTTTCTAAAGCTGTTTCTAATCCACCAAGTGTTGTAGGTGTTTTGCCAACTTGTGCTAAACCCGAATCTAATAGTTCAAATATTTCTTTTAATTCATCTTTAAAAGCAATTATTCCAACTATAGCTAATCTTCCTTTTGTACCACCTAACAAAGCCATTATTAAGCCTACTGATTTAACTTCAGGTGGCAAAGCCATAAACTTGTTAATTATTTCACCCGACTCTCTACCCATAGTAGTTAATGCTTTACCTATGTCTTGCATAGCTTTAACTGTTTCGGGTTTTTTTAGTTCTTCTGTTATTCTAATTACAGCATCTTTTGTGAGTTCAAAAACACCTGCATCTGCTATAGCTAATTTTAATTCACGAAAAGCATCTTGCATCATTGATACTTGTCCTTGAAATGTGTTTTTCAGTTCTTCAGTAGCACCTTTAGCAGTTGTCGTGCCATCCCTAAAGAGTTTAAATATGTGTTTAGATGTTTCTTGTGCTGAGTATTGGACTCCTTCTTCAAAACCAAGAAATGCTTTAACTCCTCGCTCTCTAAATAAGTCTGCTGATGCAATACCACCCGATAAGGCTCTTTGCAATTGACCTGCGGTAGCTTCAAACGATAATCCTGAAACTGCCGCGATGTCACCTGTGATTGATAATAGTTCGTTTAGTTGGTCAACATCATCTGCAACTGTTAATAATAAAGGTGATGCCCTTTCAATGTCCTGAAGTGAAAATGGAACTTGAGAAGCAAATTTTGTCATTGTTTCAAAGGCTTTTGCTGAGTCCTCTGCACTACCTGTTAAAAATTTAAGTCTAACTTGCAGGCTTTCAACTTCTGATGCTGTTGTTATAATTGATTTGACTAATGCACCTGCTCCAAGACCCAATAAAGCACCTTGCATGGACATAATTCGATTTTTTACATTACGAGCAGAATTACCAATACCAGTGATGGCTCTTTTTGCTCTATTAGCACCTGTGACTGCACCTCGTGGGTCAACTTTTACTCCGAGGTTTGCTATTTGATTAATTGCCATCTTTATCCTTTAATTGGAAGTAGGCAATCCATCCGTTAAACTCCTCAACTGTTATTGCATCAATCTCTGCTACAGTCTTGTGTAAGCGATTCGCAAGTTCATACTTTCCTTTTAACTCGGAATCGCTTATTAGTTTCCCGACATTTCATCAATAGTGTCTGCTACCGATATTTCACCTACAACTCGTACTATTACATTTGGGTCTACTTTGTTCATTAATGTTATCTTATCTTCAATAGAAAACATTTTTGAGCCATCTTTATTTAAAGCTTTTAATATTAAGGTTCTTACCATAAACTCAATATCATCTTCTTTAGCGTGTTTCCAGAGTTTCTTTTTCTCGCCCATCGTAAATGGAGTAGCGTATATTACCGTACTCCATTCTTCCACCTCAATAGCTTTTGTTTCTAAACTGTCAAAGTGGGATTTTGCGTTATCAAGAACACTCATACATTACACAGTTGCCCAAGTAACCGCACCGTTTGATTCCCAAGAAAAAGATGCCTCTATCATGCCATCCATTGTTGCACTTGCATCTTGCGAAGTGATAATTGCTTGTACACTTGCAAAGTAATCTCCACTTGCAGAACCTTCAGGATATAGCTTTAATGCTACTTCACTACCTGCTTGCATAGCAATTTGTCCAGTGGCATCTGTTTCATCCCACCAACAATTCAAAGAGCCACTAGCTGATGTCAAAGAGGATTTTCTAGTTCTTGCAGTATCACCCATTGCTGTGTCATCAATTGTTTCAGCAGTTTCAGAAAGACTCCAATCTCTCACCTCTGCTACAGTGTTAGTACCTATTTTTACGAGTCCTTCTGACCCTTTATGATTCGCCATCTGATTTCTCCTTTGACTTTGTTTTACTTACAGGTTTTTCAACCCACCCATTTTCTTTCATTTGCTCAACCTTACTAGGATGAGGTACTACATAATCTTCACCACCATTAGGTGGATATAATTTTACATCGTTTTTATTCATGAATCTCTCCAATAAGGAACATCTACATTAATCTGATGCCATTTGTCATCAGTACCCACTGTTGTTAGACTTGCCACATCACAACAAACATCGTTAAACTTTTCTGACTCAAAGATTGCTGAAATGGTGTCAGCGTAACCTCTTGCCACATTTGTACCTGTTTTGATGGGTACAAATATTTGTATATTTATTATACCATTATAACGCTTTGCATAATTTATGGCTCTGTATTCCGTATCACCATTCAATATATTAAAGCGTACCCATGAAGCGTTGTTTGGTTCTTCAAAAGCAACATTGCCCCATGCGATGGTTGTAGTTGTCCAGTTGGTGTTAAACCTTCCCTCAATGTTTGCTCTTTCACTAGCGAACGACATTTCTTATACTCCTTTGTACAGTAAGCATAGTTAAATTAACCATACCATTTGGTGCTTGTTTACTTGAACCGTTTTCAAGTTTACTTATGTATGGCAAATTATTTGTTATATAAATTGGTCGTTTGCCTGAACCTTTAGGTGGCTGAACTAAAGTAAATGTTGTGTTATTTGTTATTGTCGAATTAATACTACCGTAGCCTAGCATCCAGTTCGCCTTTGCTCGACCAGTGTCAACTGGTGTTTTTTGAGTAACACCTTTGTAAACCTCAAAAGCTAATTTACGCACAACTGTTTCCAATTCAATGTCCATGCTTTTGGCAAATTTATTTAAGTCAACATTGAAAGAAGCAACACTCACCCTAGCCTCACTAAATTAAGCGTGTAAGATGCTTTTACTGAATCTGACTTAATATTATTGATAGAGTATATTTCACTATCATAAGTTATTGTGTCTGCTGTATTTGGCTCAGTTGAACCTGAATTTAAGTCTTTACTTGCAAACATCACTTGCAAATCACCAGTAAAGTCTTTTTCTTTTGTGTTCCCATCAACCTCTCCGCCTAAAAATTTAATAACCGCAGGGATTGTGTACGATGTTTCCGAGTTAGCAACTGCACCTGTTCCTACATTGTAGGTGCTTGATGTTTTGTGTTTATATGTTATTGTTTCAGTAATGTCATCCAATGTGACAAAAGCTGACTCAACTAAATTTTGTATTGTAGTTCTGTAAGGCATCTATGACCTCACTACTGCGACAGAACCAAACTTGGCTCTAGCGTAAATTGTTCCCCAACCTCTTAGCATTTCTTGAACAATGTCAGGCATTACACCTGCTGTATCTGATTTGTCAAAGTCTAACTCAATATCTCCGACTTTAATAGAACTCAGACCTTTACCTTCAGCATTAACTGTCAAATCTTTAGCTAGTAGATGACCTGCAAACTCAGCAGTTGCGTTTGCTATTTGTACTGGGATTGTAGTAGATGAAACAGAAATACCATCATAGTAAACATCTGTCCTACCCCAACCTAATGCTTGTGTACTTGTTGCTCTAGTTCCTGACCATGCACATTTCTCGTCAAGGATTCTAGTAGCCATTTTTAATGCTTTTTCTTTGTTAGCAGTTGAACCTGCATCCCAAGTTGATGAATATAAGTGATTTGAAAAGTAAGCGTCTGCTGTTGCGACAGTTATAAAACTATCAGAGTTAGCACCATTTACCGTTGCATCTAATGACATAATTACTCCAGTAAACCCCCTGCCCGAGAGCAGGGGATAAGATAAAAACTCTTAGTCGAGAATACCTGTCATTAACGCTAATCCCTTGTCAGAGAATAGAGCAAGACCGTTGTACCACTTAACACGAGTGATTGTTTCATCTTTAGTTTCAGAAATACCTGCTTCTTCGACTTGGATACCTGCTGAACCACTTGCAGTCAGTCCTGAGATACCGTGCATCATAGAACCATCATCCAAAGTACCCATGATTACAGAAGTAGCTGTTGAAACATTACCCTGTGTTTGGTTAATTGGAATATAGTCGTTACGGTAGATTGGAACACCTCTGTAAGCAGGAAGTGTTTTTCCACTTGGCAAAGTAACTGTTTCACCGATACCTGCTCCACCTAATGCTCTAAGTAGTGCCATGTATGAACGAATAGTTCTAGCGTTCATCATAATGTAGTCGATTTCACCGTCTTTGTCTGTAACTTTGTCCATGCACTCATCCATTTTTGCAAATGAAAGGTTAGAACCGTTTGTTGCACTTGCTACTTTTTGACCTGCTGATGCTAGGTTAAGTAGACCGTCTAGCTCGTTGCTTGAACCAGTACCAGTAATCATTTTGTCTTGGTAAGCACGACCCAAAGCCTTAGCTTTAGAAGCTACTTGCACAGCTTTTTGGTTATTGATGTTAGAGCGAGTTGCTTGTATCAATCCGTTTACTTCTGCATCACCTACAAGAGTGGTTAATGAAGTTGTAAGTTGAGTGAAAGTAGCAGCAGCTTTTCCGCCTGAAATAGCCGTTCCTACAGTTGTCCACTGTGAGGCTCCAAGTGCATTCTCTCTGTTATACGCTAAAGAATTACCTTCAATCCCTGCAAATGGTAATACTTCATAAAAAGGGTTTACAGTAATGATATTTTCAATCACTCCTGCAACCAACATATCTTCCGATAATTTAGCTGATTCAGCTAGTGTAACTGATGCCATAATTATGACTCCTATATAAAAAAAAATATTGCCCCTAGTATACAGGGCAGATTAAACAAATCTACTACTGTATGCCACAGGCAATAAAGTAGGGTCTAACTATCTCCGACAGCTAATATGGGTATTATAAACCTATTTTGCAAAGCCTTGTTCTAATTTTTGTATGGCAGTTAGATTTTGTTTAGCCACACCATTAGGTCTTGCATTATGTTTTGAGCCTGAACCTGAAGAAGCTTTAAATAAATGTGGTGCTATATCCATTTGTGATTTAACCCATTCATTCACACTCATTGGCTCACTTGTTCCGTGTCCAAAAATAGTGTTTCCTTGTGCGTCTGTAGGAACTGCTTTTCCATCTTGCAATGAAAACACAGACTTAGACCTTAGTAATATATCATCCATACCAGTTTCAACAACACCTGCTTTTACAGCAGAATCTCTTACAGCGTTGTCTATAACTAATTTGGCTAACTGGTCTTGTAGTGAAGCGTTCACTTGGTTGGTTTTTTCCAGTTCAACATTGTGTACCTCTCTCATCTGCTTCGTTTTCTCTGCAAGTAACTCGTCAATCTTACCTGCATCAATGAGTTTTTTTTCTTTCATTGCTTCTTGCTTACTTTTCATCTCGTTGTAAGCTTCAACATCAATGCCTTCAAACTTACTTGTTAAGGCTTCCATGTCTTTCATTAGTTTAACATTATTAGAACGGAACTCGTCTAATTTTGATTTGACTCCTACATATTCTTCTTCAGAATATGTTTTTACTTCAGTTGCTTCTTCGCTCATATATAACTCCGTTATATTAAAAAATGACTCTGTCGATACGCATTTTAGCACAACTTTTTAGGAGGCACAAAAAAAGGGTAAGACCTCAACCTTACCCTTCTTATTATTTATTTAATTATAAAAATATATCGTTTAATATTTTTATGTCTTTGCCGTAAGTCACATCGCAACCTGCTTTTGCTAATGCTTCGTAATAGCGTTTTGCATCTTCGTATGTGAAATATATTATCTTGTCATCAAAGTCTTTTAATTCTTCTCCGTCAAGTTTTATAAAATATTCTTTATTGTTTTTCATTTTATTTCCTCTTTTAGTTTAAAAATGTAAGTTTAATTAACCTTACAGCCTTTAGTATACGCC